TCTGAATCAGTTCCGCCAGTACTATGATACTTGTCGATAGTGTACAAATATTCGCCGCCTAATGCGGTTTTCAATCTTGATGCTAATACACCTGTCCCATCGCCATTGGCTCCTTCAAGCCATGTGCGTAATTCTGTACTAGCATAGCCTCCAGAGTTAGTGCTAGTTGCGTTCATTCTTCCAGTTGCAATAATATCCCTGAACGCAAAAAGGATATGGTTTTTATTATTCTCTTGCCATGAACCCATGCGTTTGTAAGTATTAAATCCAGCGATCACGATGCGATTATTTTTATACTGGTCGTTCCATGCTTGTGGTGCTTGCGCTCCGGAACCGGCAGGAGCGGCAATGCCGTCCAAGCTAATGCCGTCAATGTAATCACCAACAACAAGACCAGAGAAGTCAGGTGCGCCGGTTGCATCAATCTCTTCGTTGTTATTGCATCTTCTGCGCAGTTCTGCCATAACTTCGGTGATTGTACTTACACCAAGCACATCAAAAAGATTTCTGCCCATGCCGTCCGCTTGGTCAGCATTTAACGCACCCATTGCGCCGGTATCTTTAACAGCTTCCTCAAGTTCCTCAACTTTTCCTTTCAGGTAGATAGCGTTTTCTGCTAACTGCTTTGATGCTTTGTTATTGATACCATCGGGGCCGCCTTGTACCGGATCATCAAGTTCAATTTGATAAATATCATCGTGCCATGTATTTGGCGATGTTTGTAAAGTTCCCATTATAAAATCCTCCTGTGATTAAAATATAATTGTCCACTGACCTTCAAGTGAAATGTCAGACTCTTTGTGAATTGGATTATTGCGGATACGCCTTGAGAAAAGCGTGTTATCTGCGCACAATAAACCAAACTCCAGAATTGCCATGCCGTTATTTTCCGTTACGAGCAATTCCCAATCGATTTGAACCTGTCCCATAGACGGATAAGAGAACGCGCTAACTGCCTTTGCAAATTGGTTTGTTATGGCAGTATCTGCAACATCAGGCGCGGTTCCATTTGTACCCAACGCTATTCTGTTGATGCTTCTGTTACTGACGTTACCGGCAATAAGCCGCGCCATTTGGTTCCTTGCACCATTTACGATGAGGTTATCATCACAGAACTCCTCGATTAGTTCCTTCTGATCGCCTTTGTGACGGTATACCTTGTATTTAAGGATACCCCGAATTTCCTGCCGGTCTGAAAACCGCACAGGGCATTTAATGCTTTGTCTTTCTTCCATTTTAAGACCTCCTATGCAATATCTTCTAAATTGATAAGCACACCGGCATTGTGCTTTATACCACTATTAAAAAAGAAATTATTATTGTGAAAACGATGATACCTTAGACCAGCCACAAATGTTTCACTCAACATAACTTCATCAACGAAACCAGCAACGGTTAATTTTGAATTAAATCTTTCGCATATTTCGTTACTGTGAACCTGTGAACCGTTATGAGTATTTTTGCCATCAAAATAATTAAATTTTCTAAACTCATCTTCATCATATAGCGTTGCATTTATTGCAAAACTTTCTGTTGACGGCATATATTCAGTAACTGGAACTTTCATATTTATAGGATAGAATGTCTCACTTATTGAATAAGGCGATATTCCATCATGCAGGGAAGCGGCATCATGTTTTATAGTGCCGTTATGTAGTAACTGCGATAATTGAACATCCTGAACTTTCATAGGGAACTTAATAACAAATATTTCCCTATATCCTGACTGGTGGATAAAAGGCTTATTTATTATGCTTGTTGCCGCTACTTCATATATTCCGCTGTGCTTTATCATTGCATTATGATAATAAATACCGTTATGAATATTGCGTCTTAACTCTGTTGGCAGAACAGTATTGCCGTCATGGAGTATGCGTCTGTTATGTAATATTTTGCTTTCAAAGTTTTCTACAGGATTGTTATGAACCTGAATAAGACTTTTTTCAGTCATTAAAACTTCATCCGTAAAATCGAACAACTCTTTTGTATCGTAAGCAATACCGGCTCCAACTACCTGAACCATAATGCGGTTAAAGTCTATTGGCGGCCCCTCACCGTCATGTAGAATTGTTATTCCTGCCGGATAATTTGGTTTTATCTCTATAATTTCATTGTGATAATAAAACTTTAATACCCGAATAATGTCAGGAACAGAACCGTCATTTGTATTTATTGCTTTCTGCAATTTAAGTAAAATGCGATAATACTCGTCTGCGTTTCCATTGCGCGGAACATTTAATATCTTTCCTATACGGTCAAGAAAATGTCCTGAAACACTATCTAAATCCCACTGATCAATAAGTGAAAGTATACGGTCGTCTATTTCTTCAAGACCTTTGTCGCCGAATGTTGCCAGCTTGAGAGTATCATCTTTGCACATCCATTGCTGATAAAAAGGAGGCTTGTTATATTTTTTCCAGTCTACCTTTTCAAAATCTTTCACTTAAAGCTCCTGAACACTTATTCTTGAATTATCAAGTACCGCAATTTCAGTCTCGCCAATAACTATATTTTGGCTCTGGTACTCGGAAGATGCTGGCGGTGTTAAGTCGTCAGTTACAGCAACCGTTATTACTGCATAACCTATACCTTCAATACCGTATACCGATTTGAAAATCCTTTGAAAAATTAAATCTGTGCCAACATTGAGAGCTTTCTGTCCCCAATCGATTATGTTATCTTGTATCGCGCTAACAACATCGAGCGGTAAATCTTCCTCTGGGTTTATTTCGTATTGAATTAATATCCAGATATATTTATTCGTTGGTCTTGAAAAACCTATATCCCAAGCGAAACCTTCACTGTCAAATACTTGCTTTATAATCTGTCCGAAGGGTTGCACCCCTGCCGGCCCCTTTCTAAAAATAGTTTCTGCTATTTCCTGCTCATCGCCGCCAACAACAACAGCCTCATAACTCTTTGGTGGTCTGCCTTGGCTTATTGTCATGCCGCGATTAGAATACACGCGAGCAAACTCAACACCTGCAACTTTGAATAATTCGTTTTGAATAGCAACTTCGTTTGATGTCGCTTGTTTCTGCCTATTACCCAAACCCATGCGTAATTCGGTATCGCTCTCAACCAAGCGTCCGGTAATTCCGGATGCGTAATTTATCGCCGTTTCAAGACCGTTAACCTTGCTAACAATCTCGTTTAATGCGCCGATTTGAACCAGTATCGGGCCAGTAACAGTTGCGGAATAAACAGCATAGTACCCAAGCAAGGGGAACTCCATGTTCGGATCAGACGATGACATAGAAAAAGGCTCAAGACCGATTATTGAATGTAGTACAAGCTCGCCATCGTCTATTTCTATATTGAATACTGCAGGGAATGCGATATTTATTGCGTCTATTAATCCTTGCAGTATTTGTTCTTCTTCATCGTCAGCGACAGCGGTATAAGAAATAATTGAAGTATTTATTTGTAACTGGTACGTGTGACCGATAACTACTTCGCTTATCTCAATAGAAAATCCAAGCAGTGTGGCTCTTGATATTGTCGCTTCCCCTGCAATTCTAAAGGTCTGCCCAGAGTGGAGACGCAATAGGTGTCCTGCAGGTATCAGCGTATCTTCTTCTGCCCAAAGGCACATATAAACCTGTGTTGCATTTGCAGGAAGCCTCTCAACATTTACATAATTAACAAGGCGATCAAGATATACGCCGAAGGAATCATCAACATCACCGCTTGCGTATAACTTACCGAGTTGTTCCCATAGTTGTGTTTTTTTCAATGCCTGATTTCGCACATAAACACCTTCTATGCTGGTATCCGATAAATCAAGATCATTTCCGAAAGCGGCGCGGAAATCGTCCTGTTCCTCACGCAGTAATACTTCAAAGGGTTTAATAACAAAACCTTTATCTGTTAAGCCGTATTCCATCCTATCCCCCAATCTCTACTGTATCGCTGTAATTTTCGCCGCTGTCTATTTGCACAGTGAAACGAACTGTTAAAATCCTTCTCGCTCTATCCATAGTTGATGTAAATGAGAGTATTTTCAAAACTCCCTCAACTTCTCCGATACGAACCTGCAAAGCGGTTTCAATCATTCTACGGTGCATATTCTTTTCTATTCCGTCAGTGGCGATATATGGTATTCCAATATCTCTGTTCAGAAACCACTCACCATGAAAAACAGAAATAGTATGTTTTATTTTTTGCGATACATATTCAAGGCGCGTCCTTGTAAATCGCCAGCGGTTATTTTCAGCAATAAAACTATTGCTGTTTTGTTTAAGCAGTATACTTTTCATACAATCCTCCCACTGCCGGAGCCTGAAAGAAACGGAAGTTTTAAGTCAACATTTATTGTGCCAGCGGTTAAGTACATAGTTACTGCGGTTGCCAGTTGTAAAGCATAAAGAGCATTACCACCTGCAGACATATTTTTCATGCTTGAAAAACAAGCCTTTAACATTCCCTCAATAGTGCCTTTATTACCTGATAATCTGCCTTGACCTGGCCCAGAAAAAGCAGATGAGCCTCCAGGGAATGTTACAGTTCCATTAGACAGTGTAGAAACTGGATCGCCTGTCGAACAGGCTCTATCAATATCATTAGCCATGTTAGTTGCTAAATCATCATCATTATATTTTGCTAAAAAAGTATTGAGTAAATCAGAAGCCAGTGCAGTATCATTTATTGACATTGTTCCAACACCTGCTCCAGCGTAGGAACCAGCAGGAGCAGCACCGCTGTCTGTTGTTGATACCGCGCCGGTAAGAATATATTTTTTTATAGCCGCCGCCATTTCATCAGCGCAGTATTTATCTCCGTTTTCTGTAATAGAGTCCATTGAGTTAAAAGTAGAAATTAAATCAGCCTGTAATGTAGCAAATACTAATGGCATATATACCCCTACTTCTTAAAAATCTGCGCCGCTTCTTGTTGAAGTGGCAATATATTTGATGTTGCCCAAACAGCGCCAGTATGCGCCGCAGGGCTTCCTTCTGTGTGTAAGGCTTGTAAAGCATTAAATAATTTATCCAGTATGCCGCCTATACTTCCAACCGCGTTACCTAATTCCACAAGACCGTTTCCTGTGGTGATTAATGATATTGCATCATCAAGTTTGAATGTGTTTGTACCGTTTCCAATAGTTACAACTTCATCCTCAATGGTTAATTTTGTTTTTTTCTTATGTTCAATTTCTACCTTGTCACTTGTCATCAAAACCTGTGATATAAGTTCGCCGTCAAATGTATCTTTATGCATTATATGCAATCCTGATTCTTCCGCAGCAATAAACTCCATTGGCTGTAACCCCGGTACGCAATACGCATCG